GATCGGGTGGTTTAAGAGCTAAAATCAGAAACCCAAAAGCACGTAAAGCATTTGCTGCTAGACATAATTGTAAAAATAAAAAAGATAGAACTAAAGCAGGATATTGGTCTTGTAATTTACCTAGATATGCACCCCAATTAGGATTAGGTGCTAAAATGAATACATTTTGGTAATGGATAATTTTGATTTAAAAAAATACCTTAAAGAAGCTAAAGAAGAAAACAATAGAGTGCCTAGTGCTGAACTTATTTTACCTAGAGGTAAAGAAGTTGTACTACAGGCTGAATCCCAAGATTATAAAAGAGGCTTATTAGTAGAATTATTAGACAATGGTGGTTATAGAATAAAATATTGGTATGGAGATGACGTTAAAGTATACCCTGCTGAAGTTGAAGTTGATGGTGAATCAATTAAAAAAGATGCTAAAGTAGTAGACATATTATTCCACCCAGAATTAAAATAATGAAGCCTTATTCTCATAATAATAATATAAGAGAATTTTCTAAGGATGTTAATAAGATGGATCTTGTTTGGCATCAAGATAAAGAAGATAGAAAAATAGAAGTATTAGAAGGTAAAGGATGGAAATTTCAAAAAGATAATGAATTACCATTGGAACTTAAAAAAGGAGATCGTATATTTATAGCCGAAGGAGAAATACATCGTGTAATTAAAGGAACAACAGATTTAAAAATAAAAATAAATGGATAAATTTAATATAAAAAAATATTTAGCTGAAAGTAAGCTATTAAAAGAATCAATAGACGATAATTTATTTAGAGATATTAATGTAAAATTTAAAAAACTAAAAGGTTATAGTCTAAATAGAGGTACTGTAGAAAGGTGGGCAGATGAATATTATACCGATTCTTTACCAAAAACCTTTGGTGATGAAGAACTAGAAGATCTTCAATCATACTTAGATCGTAAATACAAACTTCAAGGAAGGGGAGGATATATAAATTTCTTTGGAGATGATGAATCAATTTATGACGCAGAAGCCCCAGCCAGAAATAGAGTAGCACAACGAGAATTGGAAAGAAAAGCTATGAGGTATATCGAAGATAATAATATTGACTTAGATAAAATCTACCCCGATGAGGATTAATTTTGGATATTTAAAATTAAAATAAAATAAAATGGATAATTTCAATTATAAAAAATTCATAGCTGAAGGTAAGCTATTTGAAGAAGATTTTAAAAATCCAATTCTAGACAAATATTTAAAACTAAAAAAATCAATAGATAACAAAACAGTTTTTGATTATGAACTATCAGATTTTATTAATGATTTAGATAATACTGAACGTAAGGGATTAGAAAGCGATTTAGGATTAGAAAGAGATGAGTTATATGAAGGTGTAATTAAAGAAAACATTACAAAATTAGATAATTACGCTTTAGAAATTTATTCTGATTTTAGAAAAGACCCATCAATTCATTTCCCTGATGTTGAATTCAAAGTAGATGAAGAAGGTTTTGCCTTAGAAAATGATAGTAATTATTCTCAACTTAAAAAATATAATAAAGAAATTTCAGCTTTATATACTCTTTTTGGTGATGAATCAGGAGTTAAGGATAAAAATGGTCTTCAACTGTCAATGTATGATGTAATAGATAATTTAGCTGAAGCTAAACAATTAAATGAGAATGAAGATGATGGTAATCAAATATATGAAGACTATACTAGTGAGTATGATGAAGAAACAGCAAAAAGAAATATGTTTGCTGCTTCATATAATAAACCAGGAGATACCGAAAGATTTAGAGATTACATGGATTTTCTTACCAAGTTAAGAGATTCAGGTAAAACTAATATGTTTGGTGCTGCTCCTTATTTACAACAAGCATTTGATTTAGAAAAAAAAGAAGCTAGAAAATTATTAGCTTATTGGATGGGCTCATATAGAAACGAAGGAGTATTTAATAGAGTGGATGAAGGTTCATGTGGTTACACACCAGATGGTAAACCAAGATCTAAACCAGCGAGCCCAGATTTAATGAAAGAAGCCGAGTATGCCGCTGACAAATTCAATGTTAATGTTTTTGGTTACCAAACAAAATACTACAAAGTATGTCCTGGTGCTAAAGCATTTATGGATAAAGTTATGTCTGGTGATTATGGTGATATGTCTGACATTAAGGAAGAAACTATTAGATTAGCTAAATTACATGATGTACTATTTAAAATGGAAATACAAGCATTAAAAGATCCTAATTATGCTACTAAAATTTTAAGCCAAGCTAAATATGTTGTTGATACTATTAGGGATCAAATTGATACAATGAATAAGGGAAATAATAAAAATATCCCTATGGATGCTGTAGATTATTTAGATAATCATATTGAAATAATCAAAGATGCAGGTAAATAATAAATTATTAATTAAAAAAATTTAAAAATGAATTGTAATTGTACAAAATGTAATTGTGGTACTTCATGTGGATGTGAATGCTGTAATTGCTAACAAAATTAAGACTGATTCATAGCCAGTCGAATAAAAAGAAGTTTAAGAGATCTGTGGCCTCCATTTGGAGTCCACATTTTTTTTTCGTATATTTACATATAAATTAAATTCTAGAATGAGTAAAAACATAGTAATAATTGGAGCAGGAGTAGCAGGAGTAAATGCGGCTACTAAATTAGTTGATAATGATTTTGATGGTAAAATCACTATTATTGATATGGGTAAAGATCCATATTTAAGACCTTATGAAGAAGTAATGACTGGATACCTAGGAGCAGGTGGTTGGTCAGATGGTAAATTAACATATTCTACTCAAATTGGTGGGCAATTATCTAAATATGTAGGTGATGAAAAAGCAATGGAGCTAATGAAACAAGTAGTAGATAATTTTACTAGATTTCACCCTCACCCAGAACAAATAATACTATCATCACCAGATAAAGAACCAGAATTTATTAAACCATACTTTGGTTTAAGATTATTTCCAGTGTGGCACATTGGTACTGACTATTTACATGAAATAGGTAAAAGTTGGTATGATTATTTAGTATCTAAAGGTGTAGATTTTATTTGGGAAACTAAAGTTACAGATATTGATTTTGAAAACCAAATAGTATATTATGAAGATGGGTTTGAATCATTAATAGAAGGTTTAATATATGATAAACTTATATTTGGTGTAGGCAAATCAGGAATTGATTTTACTTCAGATATAATGAAACAATATGAGTTACCAACTGAAGAAAAACCAGCTCAAGTAGGTGTTAGATTTGAAGCACCACAAAAGCACTTTCAAAAATTAATTGATGTTGCTTATGATTTTAAATTATATAGAAAAGATGATAAGGTTAGTTTAAGATCATTTTGTACAAATAATAATGCAGCTTACGTAGCAGTTGAAGAAACGTATGGAGACCACAGTTATAATGGTCACGCTAAAAAAGATGAATCATTTAGAAATGATATGACTAATTTTGGTATATTAATGGAAATTAAAGGTATAGACCAACCATTTAAATGGGCTAGAGAGTTAGTAGGTAAAGTACAAGAAAATAGTACAGGTTTATTTTACAGTCCAACTAGAGAACCATCTACAACATCAGAAGGAATTGATGTGTCAGCTACTAAAATTGATGATTTAGATGTAGTTAAAGATGCATTTCAAGGGTATTATAGTTATATAGAAGATTTTATTGATGATATGAAAAAAGTATTTCCAACATTAAAGGATGATTGGGGAATATATGTACCTGAAGTTAAATATTTAGCTCCGGAACCATTAGTAAATTATGAAGATTTATCATTAACCAAATATCCAAATGTACACTTTGTAGGTGATGCTTTAAGTGCTAGAGGAATTTCAGTTTCAGGGGCACATGGTACTTTTGTTGCTGAAAAAATCTTGGAGGGGTAAAATACCTTTCGTATATTGAAGTAAATAAATATTATGGCAAAAGAAACAAATGAATGGCCTATTAGCCAAAAATTAAAAAAGAAAGATGGAACTGTTGCATATGTTTGGGATGGTAAACTACATAATTGGGAAGGACCTGCTTTAATACCTGAGGGTAATATGAGAAAAGCTGAATATTACCTTTATGGAATACCTAAAACAATTGAAGAACATAAAGAAGCCATTAGACAACAATCAGGACTACCCTGGTATAAACAACCAGCTCCAAAGGGGCAAAACCATAGAAATTAACATGAAAATAGTATTTTGTATTCCAGGAAGTACCTTTAGTAATACCTTTTTAAATTGTTGGACTCAATTAATAAAAAAATTACATATTAATAATATAGAATGGGCCATGGTTAATGGTTATGTTCCTAATGTTAGTATGAGTAGACAATCTTTATTAGACAGAGCTAGAATGCATAGACCAACACATTATATGTGGATTGATGATGATCAAGTTTTTACATTTGATCAATTTCAAAAATTATTAAACCATGATTTAGATATTATAAGTGGAATTTATAAAAAATCAAATGATTTATTTTCTTGTTGTAAATTAAATGGTGAAACTCTTACAATAAAAGATAAATTAGAAGGTGTAAATGAAGTTATGGCTAATGGGATGGGTTTTATGTTAGTAAAAAAAGAAGTATTTGATGGTATGTATAATCCTTTTGAGTTTTTAAATGAAAATCAATGGGAAGATTTTGGGTTTGCTGATAAAGCAAGACAGTTAGGATATAAAGTAAATATAGACAGTACAATAATAGTTGGACATGAAAAATTAATGACAATATGAAAATAGGTTTATGTGGTACAATGAGTGTAGGTAAAACAACATTGGTTAATGCATTAAAAGATTTACCACTTTTTAAAAATTATAACTTTGCTACAGAGCGTAGTAAATATTTAAGTGATTTAGGTATTCCTTTAAATACTGATTCTACATTAAAGGGACAAACAGTATTTTTATCTGAACGTTGTGCTGAGTTAATGAACGATAATATTATTACTGATAGAACAATAATAGATGTAATGTCATTTACACAAAATGCTAAATCTATACCTTATCAAGATAAAGATAAATTTATAGAATATGCAAAAGAATTTATTAGAGAGTATGATTATATTTTTTACATTTCTCCTGAGGGTTTATCTATTGAAGATAATGGAATACGTGAAATAGATGAACATTATAGAGATGTTATAGATTTTACTATTGTCAGTTTTATTAGAAAATATGCGTATATGATGAAAAATGTAGAAACTATAAAAGGCACTACAGAAGAACGAATTGAACAAATATTAAATATAATAGAATCTTAACATATTTATAATAAAACATACTATATTATGAAAGAAACAAATTTAAAATCGTTCATTAAAGAAGAAATTATTTCTATCTTATCTGAAGAAGAACCAGTTGAAGTTACAAATGATAAGAAAAAAGCACGAGCCGAATTAAATAAGGAATTGGAAAAAACAATAGATCTTCAAAAACAATTAGGTGAAGATGAAGATGAAGATAATGATAAAGATGCTGTAAAAGCAGCAAAAGCTGCTAGAGGTAAATTTAAAAAATTAGACTTAGCAGTTAAATCATTAAATGATATTAAAAAAGAAATGGTATCCTATGCTAAAGAATATGGTAAATCTGATGATGAAAGTAGAAAAGAAGAAATAAAAAATATACTAAGGAAAAAAACACCAATAAAAAAGGAACTAGAATCTTTAGTTAAAAAATTAGAAAAGGACGCAATATGAGTTTATTAACAAAATTATTTTCTGGAGGAGCTAAGGACCTTATAGAAGGTGTAGGTGGGGTTATTGATAACTTACATACATCAAAAGAAGAAAAACTAGCAGCAGAATTAAAAGTAAAAGAATTAATTTCTGATTACCAAACTAAAATGGAATCTAATATTACAGATAGATGGAAATCTGATATGAATAGTGATTCTTGGTTGAGTAAAAATGTAAGACCCTTAGTATTAATTTTCTTAGTTATTTCTACAGTTCTTATGATATTCATTGATGCTGGAACTATTCAATTTAGTGTTGAAGAAAAATGGACAGATTTATTACAATTAGTATTAATAACAGTTATTGGTGCTTATTTTGGAGGAAGATCAATGGAAAAAGTTAAGAAAAATAAATAATGTGTCAGATTTAAAAAAAGTTATACGCTCAGAATATCTTAAGTGCGCTAAAGATCCAGTGCATTTTATGCGTAAATACTGTTATATACAGCACCCACAACGCGGCCGCATACAATTTAACTTATTCCCATTCCAGGATAAAGTATTAACGTTATGGAGAGATAATCCATATTCTATTATTTTAAAATCTAGACAATTAGGTATATCTACTTTATCAGCAGGTTATTCTTTATGGTTAATGACATTTCATAAAGATAAAAATATTCTTTGTATAGCAACAAAACAGGACACAGCTAAAAACATGGTTACAAAGGTAAAATTTATGTATGAAAATTTACCTTCATGGCTTAAAATTGATGCTCCTGAAAATAATAAATTAACACTTCGATTAGCTAATGGATCACAAATTAAAGCTACATCAGCATCAAGTGATGCAGGTAGATCAGAAGCAGTATCTTTACTATTAATTGATGAAGCAGCTTTTATTGACAATATTGGAGAAATTTGGGCATCAGCTCAACAAACTTTAGCAACTGGGGGTGGATGTATTGCTTTAAGTACACCTTATGGTACAGGTAATTGGTTTCACCAAACATGGACAAGAGCCGAAGGTGGTGAAAATGATTTTTTACCTATTAAATTACCTTGGTATGTGCACCCTGATAGAGATGAAGCTTGGAGAAAAAAACAAGATGAATTACTAGGTGATCCTAGAATGGCGGCACAAGAATGTGATTGTGATTTTAGTACTTCAGGTGATATTGTATTTTATAATGAATATATGGAATACTATGAAAAATCTTTTATTAAAGACCCACTAGAAAGAAGAGGTGCTGACCAAAATTTATGGGTTTGGGAATCCCCAGATTATAGTAGATCATATATAGTAGTAGCTGACGTATCTAGAGGTGATGGAAAAGATTATTCTGCCTTTCATGTAATTGATGTAGAAACAAATGTACAAGTTGCTGAATATAAAGGACAATTAGGTACTAAAGAATATGGACATTTATTAGTTGGTATAGCAACT